TTTCTCTAGATCAATAGTGCCTTTTATTGCACTATTTATAGTACTTGTTAATGATTTTGCCATTTGCGAAACTGTTTAGTTAAAAAACCCCGGCTTGTAACCGGGGATTTTATTAAAGATCACTGAAAAGATCATCAATCGAAGAATCGACGCTTGCTTTTCCAGTATTCAAGGTATATTGTCCTGCTGCTTGAGGCTTTTCCCAAGGAAGATCTCCTGTGGGTTTAGTTTCAACAGCATCAACTTGCTCTTTTAGCTCTTCTTCAGGGTTCAAGTGCTTAAGAAGAGATTCTTTCATCTCATCATAAGAATACTTTTTGAATTGAGCCAAAGGATCAGGTTGATTATCGAGCCAAGTTTTTACCTTGTCTGCATCTTCTGAGAGTTGTGTAGACTTAGTCCTAACCCTAACAGTTGAAGTGTTATACATCAAACCAGTGGTTTCTTTACCAGCTGTTTCAACAGTAATGTCACGACCTGTAATAGGATCTGTATAGTCTCCTACATCCTCATCTTCAGCAATACTCAACAAGTCCATGTACACTTGCTTACCGAATTCCCAAAGCCTAACGCCTTTATCTTCTTCACCTCTTACAATAACAGGTGCAAAGATACGCATTTTAGGTTCAAGCTTCTTAGCGAGTGACCAGTTTTCTTTGTCTCCAGACTTGCGAAGTCCTTGAGCAAATTCAACAATTGGATCCTTTTCAGCAAAGTTAGCTAAACTCATCATGGTCTTGTTATTGATACCATAATGCATTAGAACCTCTTTGAATGGATTTTGCTTGTCAAACTTAGAAGGTACAATACGTACTGAATGTTTTCCCACGGTAGGCCTCCAGATAGTCTGGGATAGGTCCTTTTTTTGTCCTCCACGTGGATTTTGTAGAGCCGACAATCTTGATTTTAAAACGGATATATCCATATGTAACTAATTTCGATAAATGTAAGACAAAAAGATACGATAGAAAAATCGTTCTTCTAAGTTAAACAGCAATTATCTTGTGGATAGTAGTGTTTAATCTTTTGAGATCATCTCCTTGAGTCAACAAGACACTATTCTTATAGTCTTGCCAGTTAATAGGAAAAGATGTGTCTAATACTCCACCATTTAATTGTTTGATCAAGGTGTTCAATGCATTAATGGTATAGAGTGTATTTGAATCTTTCTTTCTGTGAAGAAGGATTGTATTTGGGAGGATCTTGGTTTGTGATCCTTCAATCTCGATATTGTAAGTGCATAAGAACTCTTCTGAGTCTTGGGAAGCCAGAACAAAGATCTTTTTATATAGAATGGTGTACTCTTTATTGATCTCTCTTAGAGTCTCATCAAGACCCTCTTTAGATGAAAAGGTACAAAATAACTTATTCATAATTGATTCAGACGTGATTTCTATTAATTTCATTTCCTCCATAACCTTTTTTATATACTGTTAATAAATATTGCTAATATGTTAGAAAGCGTAGTTTACTCCATACTTATGTTTGACTACCATGTCTTTGCCTTCTAGGATTGTTTTAATCTTTTTTAGTGTGTTTTTATCATCTTCTTTAGAAAAGTCAAATAAGAAAGAATCGTATGTGATCAAGATTAGCTTGGTCTTCTTCTTACTTAGAAGTTTATTGATCTCCAAGATCTTATATATGTTCTCTTTGGTCTCCAGGTTCTGGATAATGTAGTTGAACAATTTAAGTTTATTCATTCCAGGAAGCTTTTTTAGGATCCTTCCTGTAGGTAGTACCAAGGCTTTGTGAGCATTATACTTCTTCCACTCGTTATTTATGTACTCATCTAGAGACTTAAAGAAGTCTATATCTTTGTATTGCGGTTCTATACCGCCATAAAGCTGCTTGAATGTGATAGCCTTTGATTCTTTATACTGTTCAGGCGTGAGCTCATCCACGTGGAAATATGCGCGTCCAAGGTAGTTGTGCATTGAGTCTTTAGGAGGCTCAAACCCAATCAACCTAGATATTAACCTCAGATGGTAGGCATCAAAGTCAAATTCAACTAGAATATCATTCTTAGGTACAAAACACTCTCTAAAGTCCTTGTCTTTTGGGATAGCCAAGAAATTAATACTATTAAATGAATTGGTTGGTCTACCAGTTAAATTATAAAGATTATAGTAAGAATAGATTGTATCTCCTAATAGTGAGTACTGCTCATGTTGGAACTGGTACTTATTATGAAAACAGTCTAGATCTACTTTGATACCAACCTCTTCTACATGTTTATAAGCGTCTACTAGCTTGTCTTGAAGTTCTATGTCCATCTCAAGCTCAAAATAGTCTTTGACTAGTTGATATAAACACTCACATTTTTCATAGTGCTTAGATATTGGAATGATCTCATTTATAGTTGGCATTACAGGATACTTTATATAAAAGTCCCTATGAATAGGTGTATTGCATTCAAAAGAGCTATACTCATTGTTTTTGTCTAAACAGATAAATTGTACATCAATAGATTTAGGTAGATCTAAAAAGTATGAATGTAGCTTTTTATCTAGTAGATAGATCTTACTATGCTTTTGTAAGAATTCTTCTACTAACTTAAAATCTAAAGAAAACCCTTCTGAATGGTTAATAACAAATATGTATCCTTTTTTAGAATTATTGTAGTATACTAAGCTAGGCCTAGTCAACTTAGGATGGTAATAATCGTTAGAAGTAACGACTTGAATAAAAGCATCTTCAGATACTTCTAGCCTACTTAACTGATCTTTATTTTCAATAATGAAATACATAACCTTTTATTAATCACAATAATAAGAAAATAAACTGAATATTATGCTATTAATCTACTGAGTAGGTCTTGCAAACTTTGCATAGTCGCCACCAATAAACTCAATTAAACCAAAAAAGTTTTTATTTGTAGTTTCAACAAGCCTTTGATTTGTATCAATTATACCTGCTGTTATATTATATTGAGATGTTCTAAAACTTTTTAATGGACCGGTTATTTTCCAAAATATTTGAGTTACTTGATATAAAGTAATATCGTAGTCTGCGGTACCATTAGTTATATTATTATACTCATCTTTTGATATCTCTATTATAAATCCTTTCTCATTTTCTTTCTTAGTAAAATATCTGATGATATATCCTCTAGCATAATCTTCTTCTGTTGGATTTGGATAAAAGCTATTAGGCTTACCAGGAATTCTTGTACTAACTCCACTTTTAGCTGCAAGATTTGTTTTATCTTTATCAGATAAATTAGCATTATTTAGTCCAGGAGCATTTTGATATCTAATAATTTTATTGAGCTGTTGACTAGGACCTGTTTCTGGTGATGTTCCTGTAAAAGCTCTATTATCATATGTACGATAGTATTTACCTTTGTATGGTTTACCATTTAAAGTAAATTCTCCACCTGATGTGGATTGATTTTCTATTATTTTAAATGATGGGTAATATCTAAGCATAATTAAGCAGTTGTTGAGAATACAGTTTGGCCTATAATTTTAGCAGTCGGATTACTTCTTAATTTAAATAAGAATGATATATTCGTTCCTGCACCATATGCTTTTTCATTATTAGATGTAAAAAATACATAGTTTTTAGGAACTTGAGACAATATATTAACTGCAGCTCCATATATAGCAGTAGCGTCTTGTGATCCTGGTCCATTCACATAATTAGGGCTGGGTTTATTACCATCTGCTGATGTTCCTGTAACTGATTGAAATTGATTTTTTGCTGTTAAAGTATCTGTAATTGACCTACTACTATTTCTTGTTCTATTTAACATAACTGCCATTACCCAAGCTCTTTCAGTTTGATTCCTACTAGCTTCAGCGTAAGTTGCTGCAACTAATTGACTCCATTCTAAGTCTGTCATTATTCTACCTAAATAGTTTTCAGCGGCTTTTTTAGCTTCTGTATTTTCTGCTTTAAAGTTTGTTTGCTGATAAGAAGTGTTGCCAGTAAATTCATTTGCAGCATTAACATCAAAGGTTCCCACTCTATTTTCTACTCTAGTAACACCTGAAATAAACTCTGTCTTATCTTTTAAGAATATCATATTAGCTCTAACAGCAGTATTCCAACTATTATTTTCAATAGTATGAGTAAGTCCTACCATTACAAAACCAACATTATTGATATGATCTTTAGGAAGCCCTTCTATTTTTTTAGTACTATAAGTATATGGAAGAAGTTCATCAGATATAGTAAATGCTTGACCCATAGCTAAACCTGATATACCATCTGTTGCAAAATTAACAGATACGGGAATCATTGATGAAGCTCTAGTAGGATACTCGTCATTTTTTATTCTACTCATCTTTTGAATATAGTAGTTAGTAGCATGAGATACGGTAGCTTCAGATGGATTAATTTTACTATAAAAGTCTGATATAGCCTGATTAAACTGCGCAGCAGATATTTTAATTGTATCTAGTCCTTTTGCGTCATTCGTACTTCCAACAGGTTCTTGTCTATTAGTAATATATCTATCAAAATAATTTGTATTTATGTAACCATAACTACTACCGTTAGTTGATAAACTAGACTTATTAGATATTGTAGAGTTAGCAGATATAGCCAACATATTAGTAAGTTTACTAGATATGTCTGTTTTTATATCTAATGATTTAGCAATTGATGCTTTTCCCACTAAAGGTATTTCTGTTCTATTAGTCTCAGTATTAATTTCATTAGGACTAATCTGTTGTTCATTAGAAGTTGCAGGTAAAAACTGATCATCTGTTAATTGGAATGTGTTAGCTGCATCGCTATACGATAATCTAAACGCATTAAAGTTACCTAAATATTTATTAAGATCGGCTAATATTTGTTCTAAAAATGGTTTTAAATAAACATTATTAATAGTATCATTAGTACTATATTGTTGTACTAAACTAACTACATAGTCTATATTAAGTAAAATATTCATCATCCTGCCTCTATAAACAGAATCATTTTCTATTTTACCAAACTTTAATTTAGGA